CAATGGCTTTGGCCGCTCCATCAATCGTTTTGTACGTCTTGCCTGCAAGCATAGCAAGGTCAGCATTGAAAAAGCCTGTTACCTGCGCTTTGAACCGTTGGAAGCCTTCTAACGGTTTTACAAATACATCCTTGCCGAAAGCCTTCATGACATTATAGCCGTTGACCTCGGCCATCTTCTGCACGGCATTTACATCTTGGAGCTGCTTCTTATAGCTTGCTAGTGCCGCCTCTGCCTTTTTGATTTCCTCTGCATACTTGGAGGCATCTGCGCTTTTCTTCATCTGCTCTAATGCCCGTTCGGTGAGCTTAATTTGGTCGCGCAGATTGTCCATTCGTGTGTTTGCAAAGTTATACAATTGGCCTTCAAGTGCTTGAATCTCTGTCTTTGTCTTTCCGAATCCAAGCATCGAAAGTTCTGTACGTGTTCGGCGAATTGCTTTCTCGATTTCGCTAAACGCCCATTGTGCTTGGATATTATTTGCAGAATCACTAAAACGTTTGAAAGAGCCTGACGTATCATTTAAACGCTGCGTGATGTTTTTAAGTACATGCTCCGTTCCTTGTAAGGCCGCATGTGCTGAACGAATCTTTTCCGTCATGCGTCCAAAATACGAGAAGCCAGCGTTTGCAAAACCTTTGCTCATGCGTCCAAAACGTTCTAATTCATTCCCGAAACGATTAAGGGTTGCTCGGGCCTGCCTATCATCTGCTGTAATTTCGATATTAGCGCCGCCTACATTATTAGACACGTTATCCCCTCCTTTCCAAGAGAAATAGAAAAAGCCTGAGCGTTTACTTTTGCCCAGGCTTCCACCATACATTCGCTACATATTGCGATTGCTTTTCCTTTTTCTCATTGTTTACTCTTTTAAGGTCGTTATCTGGCAAAATATCTTTTAACCCTTTCCCTTTGTTGAATATGCTGTCAACCAAGATGAACAGGCTTTGCGCACCTTCCATGATACGCTGACGATTAGCCTCACGCTTCTCTTTTATGGCTTGCCAGAATTTTCGATTTAGCCAATGCGGTGAATGTTCTAGTACGTATTCTTCTGTGTAGCCAAAATGAGAAGAAACGAATTCTATTCTTCTGATGAGGAATTCAATGATTCGTTCCCAGGAGTCTGTTCTTCGAAGCGTTTCAGCAGAGTCTTCATGTCCGGAATCTCGATGTTGAATAGTTTCTTCGCCAGACCCCGGACACTCGTAAAAGCCTTTCCTAAGTTCGCTTTATCAACATAAACTTCGATAATCTCAAGTGTTTCTACCGGGTCAAGTTGCAACGCTTGTTCAGCTTCAATATCCAATAAAATAGCAAGAACGCGGACAACCACTTCTTCTGGAAGGTTCATAAAGAACATTGTCCACTTTTCCGATTCGTCCATTGTCGGATCGCTCATGATAAACCGGAATTGTTTATATAGCTTCATACCGTCAACGCCAATAAATTTGACGATTTTGATAAGCTTCGCATTGGTTAGACGTGGCACTTCAAGCACCGCGCCGTTTGATAGTGTCACCGTTCCGATAGGGCCAACATCCATAGATTGCAGAATCGTATTCATAGATTATCGCACCTCTTCCAATTCGTAATATACGTTTTCTTCAATTGGCACACCATCTTCTGGGAAGGCTTGAAGTCCAAGAGGCAACAAGCGCTTATCCTTGGAAAATGTCTGTGTTTTTTCATCGCCAGAAACCTTGCATTTTCGGAATATAGCCATATACAAGGAACCGTCTTTTTTCTGGCTAATTAGTGCCAACATAATGAACGGCACAACATCAGCTGTACCATATCCGATCCGCTTTGTTCCGAGTTCTGTCACCGGGAACACGTCTACATCTGCTGCCGCAGCCTCTTTTACAGGGTCGGACAGATACAAGGAGCTACCTGAAATCTTACTTACTTTGACAATTTGATTTCCGATTTTTGCCCAGCCACCCTCTTTAAAATCAGCGGTTCCAGCTAATGAAAGAACGGTAGCGCCTTCTACAATTGCACTTGTTAATTTCGTAGCCGTTCCCAAAACAGGAGGTGTCTCGATGATTGGGCCACCAATAAGCGCAAGCTGGCGATTCTCAAGTGTATTTTCTGCCAATTGGGTGCTTAGCGTGTGTGTCCAACGGGTGATTTCGGTATCAACTGGCCCCTTATATTGGTCAACCTCAAATTCTTCTTCTTCAAAACCGCGTGAAATCTCAATCCCTTCAGACGTCGCACCAAGGTCTTTCCACGGCCCTTTGAGGTCATACGGAAACGCCATATCCATTACGTCACTGATTTTTGTTGGCGCAGGAGTACCATGTGGTGCCCATACCAAACGACCAGGGCCACCAACAATATTGCTTGAATTTACTTTGTAGATATCTGCCATTTTATTTCACCTCACTGAATTTCCAAGAAGTAGCTGCAAGCAATTGCTCAGCTTCCTCTTTTGTAATTTCATTGCCAATTGTTAAAATTTGCCCTGGGTAAATATCCAGGCTTCCTCTTTGCTTCTGTAACCTAAAAATTGAGGCCCCATTCGTTTCATGAATAGGGCCTTCGCATTTAATCTTTCTTACCTTTTCCGCTGGCTTCTCTGCGGATTTTTGTATTCTTTCCTTTTGCTCTGACACTTTCGTCACTCCTTATGCTTCGATGTGTTCTAAACGCATATAGCACCACGCTTCCGGTTTTCCTGTATCTGTATCCGTTGTAAGAATCGGATTCGACTCTGGCTCACACCACTGAACACGCAGCCCTTGAATCTGCCCTGCTGCGCGTGTCAGGATATTCATCGCCTGTATAAGCCCTTGCATAGCTTCGTAATCCTTGCTTGCTCGGCAAATAAGTTGTAGGCGAGTATAACTATCCCCCCCAGCACTCCGAACAAGCAGAACAGGCAAAACAGGGATTTGAGGGAATGTATTGCCATACACCTTCATTTTTGATATTCGAGCAGACAAGAACTGGACAACAGGAGGAATCGGATCAACATAGTCAATCATCGCGTCCCTCCAAACAGTGTGGTTTGTATCTGTATCTGAGCAACCTTTTGCATTCGATCTTGCGCCGTATCCAACGCACGTGCAAAGATGTTGTATCGCCCTTCAAGTACAGCGGCATATTCAACACCCGAACCAATAGCCAGCACCGTCCGATCTTGTTCCTCTGTAATTTCATAAATAACATCTGCTTGCGTAGCCTGCCTACCTGGTTTACCTGACTTGTTTGTAGGAGGGATATCTGTGACATAGCCAATGGAGTTGACATATAGACTGGTATCGATATGGTTGTCATCACGCGTAATTTCCTTGGCCGTATCTGCCCATGCCATACCAGCAGCTACCACAGCGTTTCTGCGTGCAAGTTTTAGCTTCTCTGGCGCTGTTTTCTTAAAATAATCAACGGCCTGCTTATCCATTTTAACTTCAAAAGTAATATCCCCTTTAGCCATCTGTATCACCCTCTTTCTGTAGGGTTACTTCATAGTGATGCAAACGAATTCGCCCATACACCGGATTAATATTTTGGAACCCGAAAACACCGGAAGCAATCATGTTACCCTGTGCATCTTTGATATCTCGAACTTTCATACTCGGTTCAACCATCTGTGAAGCAGGAAGAAAAAAAATGTCCTCCACGATGAAATCAACGCCTCTTTCATCAACAGACACCCTTTTCTTAACCTGATCCAATCGACAAGGCACATTCTCAATCGGCACATCTTCAACAATGTCCCGGCCATATGGGTCCTGCCCCGTTACCTGTCCAGGATTTATCAGTGTGCAACGGTGGATAAGATGACGCTCAAACCTCACTGTTTCTCACCCGCGATGGACCCGAAATGGAGAAGAAGAGAGCACCTTGCACTGGTTGCACCTTCAAAGATTCGAGGATTGAGTCAAGCTCTTGAATACCAGTGTGGGTCGCTTGAAACTCCATTTCCTGTACAGTGTCTCCAGCACCACTCACTTTGTAGGAGTAAGAACCTATTTTCTCGCTTTCTACCTGCGATAAAGCCCCTTCCCTGACATCGGGATGGTCATGATACCAAAGATATTCCACAAGCAATACAACGGCTGTACGGAGTTCAGAGAGTGTGTCAGGGTCCGTCTCTTCCCGGAACTTCCGGCCGGTTGCCCGGTGAATCCAGCTTTCTGCACGTTCAATGTAGCCTGTTAACTTCCCATCTTCCAATGCTTTCACTTCTGGAAAAGAGGTCTGGTCCCGTACTTCCTGCATTGTTGCATATGGCATCCTACTTCACCTCAACAATGAAGCCGGAACGGATACGGGCAAGCAGTTCCTTTGATGGATTCGGTGGCAACTCTTTCTCCTGGTCGCCAACCAAAGAAAAAGAACCCTCCGCATATTGCGTCTTCGGGTTCTTTAGTCGGTACAGCTTCTTTTCTTCTTTTTTAGCAGTAGCCAAGCTTCATCCCTCCTTATCTCGCCTGGTCAAGTGCAATAATCAGGCGTGCATTCTTTTCGAATGGCACAAACTCGGAAATCTCTGTACCGTAAGAGCCTTCTACCTGCGTCTTGGCCGAGCGTTCGAATTCTACACCGAACTCTTTGTACGTGTAACGAACGAGCGCAAATGACGTGTCTACCAACATAATGCGATTGTCCGGAATCATGCTGCTAATAAACGGCGGTGCTTTAAGAACGCTGGCAAATTGACCATTCTTCATTTCATCAGCAAACAGGTACGCGCCGTTGCCGTTCGTCATCTCCGTAATTTTCGTTGCTGTTTCCAAACTCATCACCATGCGTTTTGGTGTATAGCCCAGCTCGTTTTCCATGTACTTCGCTGCGTAGAACAGGTCAGATAGTTTCAGATCGTTAGCTGTCTTGATGCCCAACACTGGCGCTGCATCCGAGCCGTCTTCAAAATATCCATTCAGCAAGCGATGGATCGCTGTATTTTCATAGTCACGCCCCAGCTTCTTCCCTAGCTTCATCAGCCAGAGAGAAACAAGGTCAATATTTGCCGCCTTCGACTCATCTGTCCATTCAATTCCACGGCCACGCTTATGCATCATGATAGACTTACCATCAACCTTAATGGTACCGACTGGAATCGGTGCACCCTGACCGATCTCGCGCAGCGCAACCTCGTCTTCATCATGCTCCAGGTAGTAGTATGTCTGAGAAAGCTGGGTTGCCGTAACGTTTTTTGCCACAAGCGCCTGCCAGTTCGATTCCTTTTCCCAGCCGATGCGTAGGCCATCTTCTACTACAGCATTAAACAACGGCTTTGTACCGTCATTCGTGAGCATAGAACCAGCCGTTACTCGGTTAATATCTTCAATACCGAGCACCCGAATGACTTCCTTTAGTGACACGTTATGTTCTGCCAGATAGCGTTTAACCGCGAAAGAGTCGGTACGCTTATACTTCTCATTCAAATAGGCGCGCATCGCACTACCAGCAAAAATCTCTACCTCTTGCCCTGCTCGATTTCTAACTTTAATCTTCAACTAAATCCCCTCCCTATGGCATTGCCACTTCTACAATTTTCTTTGCTGTATCTACAAACAGCACAACCGTGCCATTTGCAACCGTCGCTTTTTTGACTGTGCCTTTTCCTGCGGCAACAATCGAATCTCCGATCGCTAAGTCAGCACCGGTATAAACAAACTTATCAATGCGAGAAAAGCCATAAAGCTGGCATCCCAACGGTGTTTTCCCGTCTTTAACCGGGTGTAATGCCTTCAACTGAATTACATCCCCATCGGCGCAAGGAGCTGCGTGATACGCTCCGGATGTTGCAAACTTCAAGTTATCTCCCGTGCTAATCGGCTCCGCTTCTGTTGCTGTCGGGACCAAAACCGTTACCTGTAAACCAAACGAATGGGGCGATACACCGCCCGGACGTGTTCCGTACATTCAAATCATCTCCTTACGATAAGAAAATATTGTCTTCTTCCTCAGCGGCCTGACGTGCAGGTGCTGGAGCTGATGTCGGTTCAAGTGGCTCCTGTTCTGTCTGACGACCAGGTGTAAAGCGCTGCTTTGCCATTTCCTCATACGACTTGATTTCATCTTTCACGAAGTCAAGATCATTCGCACGCACAAGCATAGAACGGTACTTCTCCGCGTCGAATCCTTCACCCTGAGCACGAACCCGAGCCTGTACAGCTTTATCAATCAAGTCAGCGGCATACTGCCGCCCTTGCTCTGCTTCCTTCTTCAGTTGGCGAACACCTTCTACGGTGGCCGCGTCACCTAGTTCGTTGCGTAGCGCGATGTCATCCGGTTGACGAAAGACCTCACCCTCTGAGGATAGAATTTCATATACAGCACGCTTTTCGATTTTGCACTCTCTCAGCGCTTGTCGCAATTGCTCTAATAGATTCACGTTTCCTTCACTCTCCTTTTTGGACATAAAAAATGAGCGTTTCCCATCGTCCAATCGAACTTGGAATTGACGCTCTAAGGTATGGATATTCTGTTGTGATAGCTGGCCTTGTTGCACATACTGCCGTGCTTTTTCAATGTATGCGCCCGGCGTAGCACCCTTATACACCGTCGATACTTCCCGAAGTCGTGCGTTCACGACCCAGGCAAATGTCATCCGGCCATTCTCATCTTCAAGCCCTGGAATATGAGGGCATTCCCAATCCCACATATCCCGACCGCAGGAGCTGCATCGATACCACATGTCACTGCCGCCGAAACCAACGGACATATCTCGGATGATGCCTGCTTTTATAGCACGAATAGTATCGTTCGTATTAACACCGTTAATGACTAAATCACGTATGATGTACCAATGTCCACGCGCTGCATTATAGCTTCCCGGCTCGTCGCTAGCCGGAATCAGTGCGCCGTCATAAGAACGACCATACGGGTTCTTTCGGATGTCGTGGCCTTCCAACAGACTGACACCCGCTTTCAAGTCCTCTACATAGTTCCGAAGCGTTGTCACCGGGTCCATCTTCGTGAAATAGGCATCCAGTCGGTCATTCGAGCAGTTCCCGGAGAATGTGAAGACTTCATCCAGTGTCACAGGCTCCAGCGTCTGCCGGTTGATAAGCTCCAAATCGATATTCTCCTGAGTCTCGGTAATGACCCGCACAGGCAAATGAATCACGTTTACTTCCTCGCCCAATTTACTCACCCCCTTTCAGCAAGTCTTCCTCACCTTGCAGAATCCGCTTGTACCAGCATCGGCAGTTGATGATATTACTTGCACTAGCACCAAGCGATGTATCACCAGGGAACATTAGCATTTCCACCTGACCGTCAGCGTTCATGACGTGGAAAGGTTCATCAAAAGCTCTTATTTGTCCGTCAGCTTCCCTATGGCCATCCCGCGTATTCGGTTGATGTGCTGACATCCATTGTTTGCCTATAACAATACCTGATTGTTTGTCAGCGTGGTACTGACCCGCACGTCCAGCGTTCAACACTTCTGTCCGAGCAATACGCACAGCTCTGTCTCTGCTAAAAGCGTGCGACTCTTGCAATGCATCAGCAAACTTCGCAATCGTATAATTGCCCTCATACGCCACATCCCACAGCGTCATGATGACTTCTCTATCAGTGACACCCTGAATCAAGTTGACCGCTTCATCTGCTCTGTTCGTCAGCCAACGCAGCAGACCCTCATCCTGGTAGTCAAAATCAATATCGAGATCCAGTTCAAGCAACGTCGCTTGTCCGGCTAGAATCGCCGCTTGCTCCATCCATGTGAGTCCCGTTTCTGTCCAAAGCTCCAACTGCTCACCACTCGCTGTGAGGATGTTGACGACCACCCACTCTATAAATTCAGGCGGTGGCTCAGGTTGGTCTTCTCTTGTATGAATGACTCGCATTCTTTCGATATCTACAAGCGCTCTTGTAGGCATCTCTGGCGCGTTTCTGAGACGTTCAAGATAGAAGTCTAACTGACTTTGCAAAAGGCTATAGAAGGCATCTCCTGCGCGTGTAGTAAGCTCTGCTACGTCAGATGCCCAAGAGACGGGAATCTCTTTGACATACTCATCTTCTTCGGCACGTGTTTTAGGTGCTCTCTTGCCTGCTGTATGCCTACTGCGCTGTCTTGCTATACCTAAAGAAGGAACTTGTGGCTCTCCTGCGGCTGAATGCCCTACCATTTCGAGCGCCGCCTCATCATTGGTAATCCAACCTTGCTGCACCTGCGTGATTTTGGTACGAGTCTCAACTTCCTCGGCCTGCGCCTCTTTGAGTCGGTCGGTTGTACGGAGACTATCAAATTTCAGCCGCACACTCCCTTGTCGGCCATACACCTGTAAAGCAACGTTATAGGCACGCTCTAAAAGACGCTTAACCCCCCTCTGTATACTTTCAATGCCGGCGACATAAATTTGCCATTGAATGGTACCGTGTGTCTCTGTAGTGCCCTCATTGCGCCCAAGAAGGATAGGTAACTGCTTGAGCGATGTGACAATCTGCTGGTTAATCACATCAATGATTTTTGTAACATCCATCGACTTGCCATTCGTTCCGCCGACCATATCGACTTTCACGCTGTCCGTGTGGAAGAAGTTATCATCTGGTTTTAAGTTATTAAAGTCCGCTTGTATCTGCGCAACGTAATCCGCAACAAACTTCATCACCGCTTCCTGTCCTTGAGCTAAGATGAATTGCGGTATGTTCTTCATAATCGCTTCTTCTACCACGGAAATATCAAGTCGTGCATGCCCTTGATGATGGGCTACAGCCTTTAAATCTTTCAGCACTTCCACTTGGAAGAAAACAATCTGCAAAATAGGAAGTATCGGACTCCTGCCGTATGGGTCGCCAATGTCCGGGTCGAACGGATAGTAAAATACCTGCTCAGGATTCAGCACCTTATATCGGCCATCTGTCTGCTTCTGCACAAGCTCCATCTCACCAGTTTCATTGTTACGCCGGAATTCCATTGAGGACGGGTCAACAGCATGGAAATCCACTACATCGTCAATCCCCTCTGTCAGCTCGACTTCCAATGCGATAGCACCCTGCGTGTACCCAGTAAGCAATAAAACGTTGATGAGTTGATCCATGCCGCCGCCATACAATCGACCTACACGTTTTGCCAAATCGTTCAGCAGTTCCAGCCCCTGTTTATCTGGGCTGCCCTTTGCATTTAGACATTCCAACTCATGACCGCTATTCCCCAAGCGCAGGAAGTTCCATATCGCCATGGACGCATCAGGGTTAATGTCTCGGATAATCCGCAACTTCTCCATGACGTTCTTCTGCCGATACTCCGAACGCTTAATAATGTTTTCGTACCAGCCAAATTGTTGCTCCCAGCGATGCTGTGTTTGTTTGCCACTAGAAAAGCCGCGTAATGCCGAACGTACTGCACGTTCAACCGTTTGCTTTACTTTTCTCCTGCGGAATCTATCAAACCATCCCATTCCTTCTCTCACCCCCTTTTGATGCCACCGATAAACGGAGCGACAACGAATTTTTCAGGCTCAACAATGTGCCAACGTGCTAAAGCCTGTGTCATTGCATCCACCTGGTCGTCATACTTCCCGTTCGGAAACATTGAACACTCTTCAATGAAATCGTGTATCCACGGCGCAATGCTCGGGTCAGGAAGAAAAATGTTGCCCGCTTCAATCTCCGGCGATACCGCCTGTGCCCGAACAACCTTACCACCTTCCGGGTTTACCGCAACCAATCCGGCAATCTCCCTGCTCAACATCTGAATAACAGCAGGACCGTTTGCCTTGTCCTCTATCAGCTTCAGGATTGCCAGCGGCCACTTAGCCGACATTGTACGGATGGCCTGTAACGTAGCTGGCAGATTCATTTTCGCTCTCACCTGGTCAAGCAGGTACTTATCCGCACCAATGCGCCCCCACACTTGCCCAACAACATAGTCAGAGGAATCAGCGTCCTTGAAGGTGCAATCCCAAGACTGTAGCATTTCATGAAAGTGTGACGGTGCCTGTCGATAAAACTTCCACCATTCGCGTTTGATAATCGTTCCGCTTTCCGGTGCTGGCCGCTGCTGAAACAACGCTGCCCAGGTACGTGAACCAACTTCGATCTTTTTCTTTTCTGCCCATTCCTCGTCAAATCCAAGTTCCGGACAAAGCGCTTCACCAAGTTTACGTCCCAACAAGTCATCCTCATCCTCCGCGATAGCAGGGAGACGTAGACGAATCCAATCATGAGGACTTCGTTGAAGCAGACGGCCAATTAAGTCATCTTCATGCCAGCGTGTCATGATGATGATGACACTGCCGCCTTTATGCAAGCGTGTAGATAGTGTGCTTTCCCACTCAGCCCATACCTTCTCGCGAATGGTTGGCGAATTGGCCTCTTCCGCATTTTTAAACGGGTCGTCAATTAGAAGCAAGTCTGCGCCTTCACCAGTGATTGAACCGCCGATACCGGTAGCAATCATGCCACCGTGATGACCTTCTAATGACCAGTTGTTGCTTGCTGCATTCTCAGAAGAAATCTCGACACCAAACAACTGCTGACCAAACTGCTCGATTTTCTGCCGATTCAACCGCCCGAACTTTCGGGCCAGCGAATCAGCGTAGGATGTGGCAATAACGCGCTTGCCGGGGTTCCTTCCGATGTAATAACTCGGAAACGTCTCCGTCACCGTCATGGACTTACCATGTCGTGGCGGCATCTCAATCATGATGAAACGTTGCTCGCCATCTGCAATCGGTTGTAGGTGCTGGCAAATCAATTCAGTATGCCGGAAATGCGTGTAGGAACCAAAATGCACACGTTCAACGTAATCACGGTACGAACGGCGGGCCAATTCTTCTCGCGCTTGTTGTGCAATCTGTATCCTTGCTTCACTGGTCAAGTTTTGCAAGACGCCTCAACTCCTCGACCGACAAACCTGACATGTCCATTTTTTGATTGATTTGGCCGCTATGCTCAATATTTTGCTTATCCCGCCACTTATCCGACTGACGATTCTTCAACCAAAATATCTGCGCTGTCACGTCTGGCTGTACTTCTTTTGTTGTTACCTTGGTGACAACCATCTCATAGCCAACGATTTCGCCGTTCTCATCCCGAATAGCACACCTTTCTTTTGTTACCTCGTCATAACGGTAGCCAAGAGCACGCTTCAACAGAGCATTCTCAACTTCAAGGTCAATGACTTCCTTTCCCTTTTTTAAGGCCTCCGAAATCTCCGAATACTTCTTTTTCCACTCATAAAGAGTAGATGTGCTAATACCGATGTTCTTAGCTATCTGCTCATCTGTCAGGCCATCACGTGCCCAACCTTCAAGCAACGTAAGCCCTTCTGGCGTCACCCACTCTTGCCATTTTCCCTTTGCCATCTACATCACCACCCACCTCCAAGGCAAAATAAAAAGCACCGGATTAACCGATGCTTATTTCTGCTGTTGCTTTCTCTGCTCCCACTTCTCTTTTTCCTTTTGCCAATATCTTTGTATGCATGACTCCCAATTGCTTTTAGGATTCGGCATAACCACTTTTACTACCATATCCATCCCCCTATATCTTTACTCCCTTTTATTGTGCACCAAAACATAGATTCTTATGACTAACACTTGTCGTCAAATTCCGATAAAAAAACCGTCCCTCTCCGGAACGGCCCCTTCGCTTATCTTCTGACACTATCATCATACCACCCCTATCTCAAAACAACGCGCCAATCTCCTGCCAAAATCACGCCATTTTCACGCCAGATGTACGCCATTATTCTCGAATGCCAAAAACTTGAGGATCAGCTAATACAATACGGCTGAACACATCTGAGATTTGCTCAGTAGATAATTCAATCCCATCATTTATCCACAAAATCTTTTCCTCGTGACAGATAAATCCACACTTTTTATAAAAATGAATCTGACGTTGACGATGTTCATCACCTTCAGAACTCATATTACCTGTTACAAACATTACTCTTTCTTTATCTTTTTTGGCTATATCTAAAAGATGTTTCATCATTAAGGAGCCATAACCTTTATTTATACTTTCGCCTAGCACCTTAATGTCGGCAATATATAAACTTCGATCCTTTTCTCTCCTGATTACATGCATAATCGGATAAGGAACCCTTACTCCGTCCTTGGTAATAACAATGGCTTCGATATTAATTAAATCGTCATCGTCTCCATCGTAAAAATACTGTCGATAAATAATAACGATTTCTCCGACATTATTCCTCTCTATCTCTAACAATTGGTGCCCTTCTTCTTGTATTTCTTTGAGACGTGCTTGTAACTCAAATTCAACATCATTTTTCTTTTGTAAAGG